TGTAGTGACATTGTAGATTTCGAGGATAAAGTTCGTTCCGCTTGTTGCACTTTTAGCAAATACACTAAAAGTCCACTTGCTAGCAGCGGCTGTAGTGTAATTTTGATACAGATACCCGGAAATAACGCTACTTTGAATTCTATCTCCAGTAGCCGTATTGTTTGGGCTTGCAATGTTGTTAGTTGGTACTGTTACGTTACTTAGGCCCCAATAAGTAACATTATCGTGATCTTCTGAAGCACGAAGCACGTTATTGCTGTCTGCTTCAACAATAACCCCTACATTATTGGCATTGTAGTTATCGATGGTGCCTTGCCGCACTTCATCAGGAAATCTAATGCTCTGGCTGCTAGTGCTAGTGGTGCTAGTGCTGTAATAGCCCCTAGAATACCTGGATGCTGCAAGGGTAGGCCAAAGGTCTGGCCCGCTGGGGCTGGAATAGCGCCACTTAGTTCCATAGCAACTAATGTGGATAGTGCTAGTGGTCACATATGCGCCACTGGCTTCTTCAACCCGCAAATAGTTATCGCCAGGTGCAAGGTACACGTTATCTAATTCAGAAACGTATGCCACACCACTAGAGTTTGGAGTTAGCGCAACACGCTGCGCCTGCTGCCCATCTTTCGGAATAACTCGCAGAAAGAAGCGCGTTGTTCTGATTGCCGCACTAAACGTTAGCGTACAAACCAGTTTGGTTGGCATATCGCCAGGATTATTGATCAGGAATGGAGTGCTAGCGATAGTGGCCGTGCTAGAACGCTCCAAGAATGGCGAATCGTACCTAATGCGAGCAAAGCCACCGGGGTTAATGGCACTACGGTATGACTGTATCCAGGCTCCTTCATTAGGACGCAAATCAAAGTTATAGCCAAGGATCTTTCCGTGGCTTTTAAACTTGTTAATTTCTACTGCATCAGGAAACCCACGATAGTAGGAATTGCCAATAGTAACTCGCGAATTGATACCTGGTTTGCCGATACGATCATATACCTTGCGAAACCATTCCATCATTTCCTTCTGGCCAGTGGTTACCGTTACGCTAGATGCAATCGGGAACAGATAGCCAGGAAAAGTTAGCGATCTAATCGGTGTCGCAACCCAATTAGGTTGCAGCATCACGGGGCCCGCAAAGGTATCTACCATCGAAGCAACAGCATTACCGGCCGGGTTCTGTAGGCCCTGTTCGTCTACCCAGATAAACTTAGTATGGGTTCCATCATCCAGATGAATCTGCCCCACAATAGGCCCGTAAGGTTTGGTCACAGATCATCCCTCCATCTGACTTATCTAGTATAGATTTGCCATTACAGGCGTTCAATCCTGGAAAACCGGCTTTCTAGGATGGCTTTACAGGGGCCTGAAATAACTTGCCTGGGTGATTCATCCTGTTTGAAAACAGAATTGAATCCAGGGACTTACATAACGGCTAGCGTTAATTTGCTAGGCAACCCCACTGTAATCCACCAATTTATAGGTGGCTGTCATGGGGCCAGGCCCGCCACTATCGCTAATCTGCCATACAAACAGGTCCAAACACGAACCATCAGGCAGATTTACCGTAACAGTATCCCCTAGTTCGACGCGAGGATCGAATAACGCATCTACCGTATACTCGGCAGACTTGATAGCCATTTCATCGATATATCTCTCTGCAATCTGACGACATTCCGTGATGCTGATTCTAGTCTGGTTAATTACGGTCATCCTAGGCCTATTGCTAGTCCAGTTTGCGCTATACAGTGGCTGAATGCGTTTCAAGACACTAGGGTTCATATACTTGTGGCTAGTTATGCTAACACCACGCTTCCACCAGATAGAACCAACATTAGTAACAGAGCTATAGCTATCCCAACCTGTTGGGTAAGTGCTGGTATCGTTTGTTTCTACCAAGTCATCGGTCAACAGGGCTGTCCAACTGCAATTATATTTAGACCATAGCTCTATTTCGGTAATGCGTGGGGCCATGTTATTACCCCCAACCTGGACCAGGTTTGTATTATCAAATCGCAAATAGATGAAGGCCTGGCGACCAGGGCTAAAACCAGTTTCACCTTTATAGGCCTGATATGCAGCCTGGAAATCCTTGGCATCAATTTCAAGCGGACTATCCTGTTGAATTACCTTTGGCTGCCCCCCCCAAAAGTAATTTTGTTTCGTATATGCATTAGTGCTAGAGTTTTTTACCAATAGGCTTGCTGTTACAACACCAGTTAGGCCTTTAATTACAATCTTGTCTAATGGGTCCAAAACGATTGGGCCAAAGTCAGGAACAGTAATAAGCACGTCACCAAAGTTAGGCAAAGCAACGGAAGCGAATATACTATCGGTTCCTGTATTGGTTGGGTCTGCGTTTTCAATACCATCAAACAAGTAATTGAAGTTTGCGATATTAGAACCAGAAATTTCCCACGCCTGAAACAATCCACGATTAAGGCGCTGGCTTTCCGGGAATTTACTGATGACAGTAACAGCTGTAGGCTGCGCAGGGCTGTTTTCTTTCGACACTGAAATAACATTGCCGATAGTGTATTGGCTAACTGGCGACTGCCGCAAAGCTGCAACCAATACCGTTCCGTCTGGCCTATCGAATAGCTTACCGTTGGGCGGAAATCCGTTTGTAGCTACCTTTTGCAACAAAGCCTGGCTAGTTTCGCCACTAGCATCCAAGACATTCACAAATGCGTTCATTTTGGTATGGTTGCCATAGTAATTGGCACCATCGGCAGGATTGCCCGTAAGAACCTTGCTAGTTCCTACATAATCCGTCAAAGCACTATAAACCAGGCTTTCAACACGGTTATCTGTTCCAAGTGTTCCTTCAGATACGTTATTGACGATCAGATTGCTAACGTATACCAGGGCAGTGCTGCTATCGAAGTGATTTCCATACGTTGGAACCACGATCCCCTGTTCTGGTTTGACTTCAAATCCACCTTTTGAATAAGCCGTACCACCAGACGTTTTTGCAAACGTTGGTTGGTTTTGTAGACCACCAAGTTGGTTGTTATTGAATCTTTCAAAGCTAGGGAACGGCCTGGTGGTCACAACACGCAAATAATCCCCTGCAACAGGCGCAGAAGAAAAAGCAGAGGTTACAGTAACGGCCCCAGTGCCAGCATTGATGCTAGATACCTGCCTAACTTCCCTGGCGCCTGTATCTGCCCGTTGCCACTCCACAAATTCAGTAGGAGCCCCAGCAGGGTTACCCGCAATGAGTTTATAGCCTGAAGTGTCGATTGGTGTAACGATTGTAGTGGTTGCCCCACTAGCAATGGTTGTAACGAAGTCATCCCACAGATAGCGCTTCAAAGGCGGCTGCAAAGCGTAAGTAAATGCCTGCGAGTAATCAGGCAGACGAATAATTGCAGGAAAAGAAGCAAGCGTGGTTCTGGATACAGCAAAATAGTCCACTGTCCAGAATTTGATATAAAGCTGCGCATTTGGTTCGGTAATAAGCCACTTGATATATAGTGGCTCATTCTTGCTAGTGGATGGAACCAAAAGCACGCCTGCGCTATTGGTTATTTCGTACTGTACCCCACGGGTATAAGGCGCACTGAAATCGCTATTGGTAGATACAACAACACCAGGGAAAGTGCCCGTTGTAAGCACTTCCGCACTATTCATGCTGCCATCAATGAGTTGCACTGTACCAATGACGCGACCAGTGCCCGTATAACTAAAGTGCTTTACCGTGGAATAGCCCGTAAGGTTGCCTGTAAAAGTGCTAGTTGCAGGGCTCCAATATTGAGCAATATAGAAAGCATCCTTGGTATTCTGCAAAACACCAAACGAGTTGATTTCAAGCGTCTTTCTGATGCTGTTATCTACAATGTTGTAGCTTTCTCTGATGCTATCGATAGGCCCGGTATGGTACGGCCATCGAAACCCATCTCTATCTACCAAATCAATTTCCAGAATCATAAAAGGCTGGATGGTGTAGTAATCGGGCAACAGATCTTCAAGAAGCGTCAAACTAACTTGCTGCGACATCTGATCGCACGAACAAGAACGATTCCTGCTTATAACAGCAGATGCGGGTAGTTCGTAATAGACCCAGTTGGTATTTGTGTTCTTTATCCCGATTGTATCCGCAATCCTGAAGCTAAAGGTAAGACCCAGGGCCTTGCTATCAACAATGCTGGGTAGCGTCCTACCTGCATCCCGTTCTATAGTGATCATTTGCCCACCTATGCCCGTGCGGCTGACAGATTAACGTCGTTGTATCCTAGCTGGCGCATCGATGCAGCCCGGAAGAACGCTTCCCTAGGAGCAAACGTAAATTGCTCTTCCTTAGGCGTCACATCGTATATATAGACCGGATTTCGTGGAGTAGAGCCAATTGCAGCCATTTCTGCATCAAACTTTCTTTCTTCTTCTGTTTTCTTCATACCAGATAGACCACCGAATACTTTTACTAGCTCATCGATGAAAGAATTACGTTGTTCTGGCAATAATCCAAAGAAGCCATCTCCAACTTCACCAGGCAAGTCTCTAAGGGCATATGTTAGAGCCATAAGTGCCTTATCAGAACCACCTGCTTTTACAAATGGTTCAACAATTCTTTTTAGCTCATCTGGATTAGACTGCAAATAATCAGTTATTTTATTTTGAATTTGGCCAACAGTTCCAAATTTTTGACCAGTAACACCCAAAGTGCCCATATTTGATGCAGCAACGGACCGCAATCCAGAAAAAAGAGATTCTATAGCCGCTTGTGATTCAGTTATGAATCCAGCGGATAATCCTGCTTCAGTTATTGATTTACCTGTATTAGCCTGAATTTGTGCAAGTCTAGTTTGTGAATCTCTAGCAACTTGCAATTGTTCTTTAGCTATTTCCAAGTTCTGATCTGTTTGGTCAAAAAATCCACCAAGTATATTGCCAAGAACACCAATAGCCGAACCAACAGCAGCAATGACTGCTACAACCGGGACAGTTATAGATCCGAGCATCATTGTGGCCTGGCCTGCTGCCATTCCAGCGATTCCAAGGCCACCTTGCAATAAACCAGCAAATCCTCTGGCTTTATCACCGCCTGTTGCGCCTTGCCCGCCTGCAAATGATGCACCTATCGTGCTTGCAAACTGGCCAAGAAAACTACTTAGCACATCGGCAAACTTAATAATAAATTGCCCGTTTATGTCCGATTGCGTCTTAAGAAGGTTAGTTTGTTGGTTTTTAAGGTCGCGCAGGTTCTTGCGTGCGGATTCTTCTTCGTCACCAGGCAGAGCCGTTCTAACATTCAATTCTGCAAGGCGGATAGCATCTGCAACAATCGCAAGTTTGTCAGAAATATTGGCAAAGTCACTAGGTAGAGTTTCCAGCTTGGAAAGTCTTTCGGTTATCAAATTCTGACGGCTAGCCTGCTGTCCACCACTGGTAAATCCGAAAACGGACATAATATCGTTCATCGATATTTTACTGGTATCAACACCAGGGAATCCGGCTTCTTGCTGGCGCTTTAATGCCCCTGCTGCGCTACCGATAGCGAAAACAGGCTGTCCAGGCTTAGCATTCAAACCCCATGCATTAATACCCTTTAGGATTTCCTCGCCAGCAGCAGCCTGCGCTTCTGCCTGGGTTTTGCCATACAACATCATGGTTCGTGCAAGTTCCTGCGCACGTTCCAACAATGTCTTAGATTTTTTGGCATCAGGCGAGGATTCTTCACCTGGTGGCTTAATCAAACCACTGGATACATCAGGGATGCCGTTAGTGCCTACAGCTGCGCCAGTAGGCCCACCAAGAAGGGCAGAAAGCCTTGCCTGAAAGTCTTTAAACGTCTTACCGAACGTTTCATCGCCCTGCTTACGCCAGGCGTTCCAGAACATATCAGTTTTGGGGCTTTTGAAGCCCTTACCTGAAAAGAAGTTTTCTAGTTTCTCACCAATAGAGCCCATGGCAATACCGATATTGCCACTAAGGTTAACGATGCTTTCCGCTGCCAGCATGACAGCAGGTGGAACCAATGCAATGGCTTGCAACAACTTTGTAATGCCATCGATGGCTAACGTAAGGGCAGGGCTGAAGTTTTCACCAAATGAACCAAATGCTTCATTGGTTGCAATCCCCAGGCGGGCCATTGCACCTGTAAGGCCTTCAGAAAGCCGCTTTGTTTCTTCCGTTGCCCTGGCATTGCGTTCCAGGATGGCAGCGTATCTTTCGGTAGTGGTTGAATTGTTCTTGACGTTAATGCCGAAATTGCGCAGGCCTTCAGTGCTGCCTACAATGCCACCTGCGAGGCGTTTAACAGCATCAGGTATGGTTGTGCCATAAACAGCAGCAAGATTGGTTGCAGCGGGCAACAGGGCCTCTATCTGCCCTTGCGTGGCCCCTAGTTCTTTAAGGGCTGCTGCGCCTGCTGCAATATTGCCTTCATCAAACAGGCCCGTGCTATCTGCCAGTTCTTTTACCAGGCGGGAAGTCTTTTCAAGCCCGGCTGTATCTGTACCGAAAGCCGCAAATATGGCAGCGGCTTCCCGTTCTGATTCTGATGCTTCACCAATAGCCCTGGTAATAAGGCCAATGGCTGTTGCGACTTGTGCCAAAGGATTAGCAAGTAGGGCAGCAAAAGCAGCAGTGCTAGCCTGCTGCAAACTTTTGAACGAAACAGATGCACTATTGGTATTATTCGCAAGGTTTGCTTGCGATTTATTCAGTGCTTCTACTTTCGGAACAGCCTTACCGGCTTCGTCACCTATCTGTTTGATTTCAACTTCGAGGTTATTTGCAGCTTTAGCAGCATCACCCATTGCGGCTTGTGCTGTATCTGCCATCTTTTCGGCAGCTTTAGCAACTTCCGCACTTGCTTTGATAAAACCCCTGGCATCACCATCAATTTTTACTGAAATAGATTCGTCTGCCACGGTTATCCCCTACGTTGCGCTTTTGCTGCTGCCTTAGCCCTTACTTGCCTTTCGGCTTCTTCTTTTGCCTCTGCTTGAAACAAGCCAACCCATAAGATGAATTCCGCAGATGACATTTGGTCCATAAGCTGCCCTAGCGTCATCCCCAATTCCCGACATAGCTTCATAGCCACTCGGATTTCAGGCAGCTCTGCTAGTTTCCCTCTGCGGCATCCACAGCTTCAGTATTCAGGCCATTTACGGCCTGGACCATCTTAAGCAACTGGGTAAGGATGGATTCTGACCCATCTACTTCGTCCACAGCAGCCCAAATGGGTTCTCCATCCAAATCCATAACAGCAGCCTGAAGAAGCGATTGAACCCATTCAGGTTTCAGTGTTTCGCCATCCAGGACGCTGGCTCGCCACTTAATGCGCTCTTTCAGGCTAAGTTCTTTGATGCGAACCTCTACACCAGGCGCAAGTTCCATCACTTGCTGCTTAGGGGCCAGAAGGGCTTTCAATTCAGGCTTCATTAGACCACTTCCCATGTTCCGTGAATGTTCAACGTCATGCTAAAGGCTGCAATCCCGCCAACGTCGTTAGACTGTTCGTAACTGGCAATTCGCGCACCATGCGACGTGCTAGGGCTTGAGGTCGAATAACCACTATTGCGATAGGTGCGGGTAGTGGTAGTACCCAATACGATAGACCAATTCAGCAGGCTATCGTTATTGATGGCATCACCAAGAAAGTAATCCGCGCCTGCTGTAGTTCCAACGCTGCTATCGTCGAAGAAACCACTAACGGTAATCGTGCCCGATAGGATAGTTTCCTGAAAATCCCTGTAGGTATCAGAAAGCGACGTTACTTCAGTCAAACCAGAATCAAAACTGATACTTAGGTTATTAACCTGCGTGGTTAGCGTCTGAGTAGTAGGTGTTCCGGGTTTAACCAGGACCAAGGTAGCGTTTCCACCACGAATAAATGGCATTTATTGGTCCTCCGTTACGAATAGGTGCCGACGGTAGTAGTCTGGATTTCTGCCGACCAAGCAACCAGGTTATCGGTTACAGCCGTGATTTCATAACTAGCAACACGCGCACCGGCCCATGTAATGGTTCTGGTGGTCGCTCCAACGTAAGTAATAATTAGCGATGCGCTAGTGCCCGCCAGAAGGGCAGCAGAAAGCACGATATCAGGCGTGCTAGATGCAGCGGTATCAAAGAAGCCAGACATGGTAATCCTGGCGCTTTTCAGGTTCTGTTGCGATTCGGAAAACGTATCACCCAGCGTAGTAATGTCGATAAGCTGGCTTTCGCGCGACATACTGAATTGGTTAACGAAGTTGGTCAAAGCAACCGAGTTATAAGTGATCGTTGCCTTAGAACCACGAATAAATGCCATTATTAGCCCTCCCTACAGTCTGGCGTAAGAAACGGCCAAAGTCTGGCCACCGGTCATGCTACTAACAAGATAAGCCCGCACATAACGGTTAATCGTGCCCGGAATGATAAGGCTCTGCCCATAAGGGCCGGTAACAGTGGTCAAATCGCTAAAAGTTGCAACGGTAGTGGCACCAACACCACCAGCAGACGTAGAATGCTCAACCCTAATGGTACAAGTTCCAGAAGAACCAACAAACTGCCCGTGCAAATTGATAATGACACCATTTAGAGTTGAAGCGCCATTATCGTGTTCATTGCCAATGAATCCGCCACTGCTGTATGTAGCCAGAGGGGCCAGGATAACCCCCCGGCTACTAAAGCCGGTTTTCTGCGTGGTTCCCTTAGTTCCTGCAAGGGATGCTTCCCACGATGCTGCGCAATTGTAATTTGCAGCAAAACTGGTCAAACCACCTACATCATTGCCCGTATCGTAATCGGCAGACGTAACAGCGCCAACAAAGCAGGTATTTCCGCCAGTATTACCTGCCCATGCGACGGTAATAGGGGCATATCCCTTCGTGGTATCGATGGTATTGGTTAGAGCCAGGATACCGGGCGAGATTGAAGTAACCCGATCACTAACAATATCGTCCGAACCAGCGCCAGTCCCTGGGGCACCATAATCCTGGACATCATAAAAGCCACTGATGCTTACCGTGGCCGTCTGGATGTTTTCCTGAAAGTCTCGATAGAGGTCACCAAAAACAGTGCTTTCAACCAACCCAGCATCCATACGAACGCTGCAATTATTGGTAAAAGGCGTTAGGTTGTGCGAACCAACCATCACATGAGCAGAACCACCACGAATAAAAGGCATTAGTCAGAACCCTCCATGGCATCTGCGTTAACTACGGAAATTTCCACCATCGGCAAACTGGAATCTCTGTTAGCCATATCAAAGTACGTCATACTATCTACAATTTCGCCTGTATCGATAGCATGTTTGAAAACAGAAACAAGATCATCGGGAATAATGCCGCCAGGCCCGCAACTAAAGCCTGCAGGATCGTGACTGGCGCCTTTAAGGGCAATGTAGATCATCCCCATACCCTCACCTGAAATTCCGCACCTAGATAATCAACTCCACTTATATTATAAACCCCGATCCCGCTAACACGTTCAACCATCAAAGTGTTAGCGGCCCCGGCTAGTTGGCTATCTGATTCGATTACTGTCTTTACAGAATTAACCCCAGTAGACTGCAAATACACATCAAGTGCCCGCTGCGCATTGCGGTCCAGGGCTTTGGCAACCATAAGGCGCACTGGAAAGACAGCAGAATCGTTAGATCGGTTAAGAGTGGCATCAAACTTGATTTCAGTAGGAACCCCCACGATAGCGCAGGGTACATTGATGCTTTCGGGTATTTCCGCATAGGTTCTAAGGCCCGTAATGGTTGCAAGCCTTACCCGTAGGCCTTCCCTAATATCACCGATGATCATCCCGTTCTCCCGTTAATAATGCCCCTGGTTATTCTACCCAGGCCCTCTATCACATACGGCCCCAGGCGATTAAAGGCATTTCGCAGCATCCTGCGAGGCTTCAGGCCCCCTCTAGCCATAATGGCAAAAGCCGCACGCCTGGCGAGGGCTTCAGGCGTCATGGGCTGGCCATCCTTGCCCGTTCCTCTAAGCTTACGGGTAGCCCACGCAACCAGGGCTTCAGGGGCTACCCTATGGGGCTTGCGTGGCCAATTTGGGTGGTCATGCTGGGTTCCCGTACCATATTCCATGTACGGGGCATAGGACACGTTAGAACCGATTACAGCACTATAGAGCCCGGGTTCTTCCGTGTAATTGCTAACGATGCTGGCCCTAAGGGTACCGTTATCCACTGGGGTTGCTGCTCTGGCTTCACCTGCAATCGTTTCACCAGAAGCACGAATGAATTTACCCAGCGTGTTGCTTAATGGAGCCCGGAAATCCATCCGATCTACCATTTTGCGCAACCCCTGTATCTTCAGGGTAAAACGATCGTTCATACCAGGTCCGTTATAGCAATTCTGCGATAGCCACTAAGCAAAACGCTAACATCTGGGTCTACCCCACGAATAGCGATCGCCTGGCCCACATCACCGCCACCAGTAACACCAAATGGCGCATCCTTACGTTTGAAGTAACGTGATGCGAGCAACAAACAGGCTTCATTTACAGGATCTGGAATAGCAGGCCAGCCCCAGGTGCCTGCTATCTTCAACATGTCCTTGCCAAGGTCGAATGATTCGCTGGCAAGCGGCTTGATACGCAACTCGCAATAGGGAAGCCCATATTGCGGGCTAGACAATGGCCCTAGTTCATACTGGCTTGCAGTAATAACAGTGGACCAGGTTCTATCCAGGTTCCTATCAGTGGCAACGGAAGAAATGCTAATACAGTCATCAATGATGGCCAGGACGCTAGAAACCACATAAAAGTAACGAGTTTGCACGGCTTGATAGAAATACCGATTACACCAGCGGTCAATTGCCCTGGATGCACTCTCGATTACGGCTTCAAGCATCGAATCGTCTACTGTATCACTAGGTGCGATAGTTAGACGTGCTTTGAGCTCTGCTAGCGTGGCATACCCATTAGTTATCGCCATTGCTCGAGTCCTTACGGGCAAGCTTTACTTTGCGAATGCTTTTGTCCATAGGTACGATTTCAACAGGCCTAATTTCATCCTGTTTGGCTGGCTGGATAACTTCAAAGCTATCCGGGCTTTCATTCATTACCTGAAGTGCAATCTTGCCGCTAACGATGTCGCCAGGGAAGAATACACCAGAGCTAGAGCTAAAGCGCCTGATACACAACAGATCCATAAGTCCCCCTGGATAAGGCAAGTGGCTGGATGGCTATTAACCACCCAGCCACCTACCGGCGATGCTATTTAGATGCCCGCTGCTTCGATTAGGACATAAACGACAACCAGCAGGTCACTGCTAGTACCATTCCATCCCGCATTAGAGGTAATTTCAACCCCCAGCTTATCGCCTTCGGCAAGCGCGATAGAATCCCTGCCAAATACTGCACGGGCAGCAGTAGCCGTGGTGATCGTCTGCGTGGAAGCGGATTGTTCCGTTCCACCAATAGTAACTCCCACGGTAAGCTGTCCTGCGCTAGCAGCAGCAGACAAATCCACCGACATACCCACAACACTGCCCGCAAAAGGCATAGAAATGCCCTGTACGGCCAAAGTCTGGTTACCGGCCTCGATAGCGTATAACTGAACATCAGTTTGGCTATTAGCGACGCTATGTTGGCAGAAGATAAACGGAACAATCTGCCCCTTGGATGCAATTGCTTCAACTTGCATTAGTTTGCACCTTACAGGCTGATGTTATACAGGACAGCCGCGCCTTCGATGCCAGAAGCCGCACCAGAGGGGCTATAACGGCCCAGACCCAGGCGGAACGAAGCAACCAGGCGAGACTGCTGCATACCGGGCATACGCTCAAGTTCAATAGCCACCTGGCGCTTCAGACCGACCTTAAACGCATTGCGATTGAAGGCGATAAGCTGCCCCTTGGTGTTATTGGCCGAAGTGGTCGAAATCTTACCGTCTGCTTCGGTAAGACCCATCGCCATCGTGGAAATAACGGGATGTCCAAGGATATTTCCGACCTGGCCGGTAAGAACACCAGCCTGCGGGCCGAATTTATCCACGGTAACCACCTGATCCAACTGAACCAGCTTATCCGCCGTCTGGGGATCGCAAACGAAGATAAGATCGCTGGAACGAACCGGATGGCCCCAATCAATGAGGTTAGAACGGTCCATCATCAGGCCCTTAAGGGCAGCAATGGAGCTAAGTTCCAGGGCACCACCTTCGTCAAGCCTATTAGCCGTGTTATCCACCAGGCCAACCTTACGCAGGCCATCGAAAGCCAGGTAATACTTGGTATCGGCGGGATCGGCATCATCCAGGTTAATGTTGCCGGTAGCCGCATTAGTGGTATCACCATTCAGGACAACAGCATCGCTATAGAAAGCCAGGCTTGCAGCGATCTGCGCACGAATGAACGGAAGGAACGGGATGATGGCATCCTCTTCCAGTTCATAGGTCCAAATCTGATTAATAAGCATCTTCTTAGCCGAAACCAGAACACGATTCGAACCAACACGGCCCGTACCGCTAAGGAACGAGTTTTCCGTGGTGTTCTCACCCAGGAACTGGGGTTCGGGAAGATCTGCGACAACAGGCAGATAAGCACTGGTCAAGTTCATTTCGAACGTATCGAGCAGGCTAAAGACGCGCGAATCCTGGCGAGCAGCGTCCCAAAGCTCATTAACGTACTGAACACCAACCAGTTCCTGGCCATAACCCGCTGCGCCTTCGTTCTGCGTGGCCTTACGGTAGGGAATCGCATCATTCTTGGTGTTATTGATGTAATTCCGCGAAACGTGGTTAAAGGCGTTCTCAAGCTCTTCGCTAGGGCCATTCTTGAGTCCCTTAGCGATACCATGCAGAATCTGCACGTCTGCGCTGGTAAGACCGGCAAACTTGCTGTTAGCAGTATTAGCGTCGCCATTAAAACGGATCTTACGGGCCATTTCAGGGCTGGCCTTCAGTTCCTTTTCGATGTTTTCCAGGCGGCTATTCACATCACCAGGAATCTGGTTAACTTTCGCTGCAAGTTCACCCAGCAGCTTATCCACTTCAGACATTATCCCTCCAATTAGAAGTTGAATGAAGCAAGAAGCTGCTTCAGAGAATCACTAAGACGCTTGGCAGAATCCTCTGCCTCTTCTTCCATCGGCATTTCTGCTTCCGGCTCTTCTGCCTCAGGTTCTGCCTCATCATAATACGCAATGATGGCTTCTGCCTGTGCAACTGCTTCAACCAGCATATCCCGTAGACCACGGATCAGTTCAAGATCCTTCTTTACGGGCTTTTCCATTTCATCCTGGGTCATATGTTCCCCCTTAATGCGGATTGCCTCTGGATTGGCAGGGATTGCCACTAGACTAACTTCAAGAAGTTCTTGTTGAAGGTGGCGCATCACTCCATTATTGGGCTTCCGTTTCAGGGAACGAAAACCAACGCTTACAGTGCGGATCATGCCATCTTCGACCAATTGCTTGGCAAGTTGGCCTTTTGCAGTCTTAGCAAACTCGATTTCGATGGCCCATCCATTGCCTACCCGCTTAGGGGCACCAATTCCACGTCCGATAACGTCATCAATTGAATTATACTTATGCGAATCGAGGATTACGGGATTTTTCATCCAATTACTGAAATCCCATCCATCCTGATCTACAATCTCGCCCTGGCGGTCAATAGCATCGGTGCTAATCAGGAATTCAGGGCCTTTGATGGCGCAATCTACAAATCCTTTGGATTCCTGGGATTCAATGGCCTTCTGGATGGTTTCACGCATATGATCAATTCCACGGGACCCGATTGCAAGCCACTTAATTTGGGCAACGACTCCCGGAAGTTGGAAATCATCCAGATGACGCGCAATCCATGCTTCTCGCAAACGAATTGCTTGCTCTTCTTCGTTACTCTCTGGATTACGTTTTGCTTCAGCCATTGGAGCCAATAGGGCAAACTGTTCATTGCCACGAATATTGCCCCCTTCGTCCCAGATTGCGGGATAGTCATCCCGCAACCGGATTGCTTCGTCTACAGGGAACACTGGCCACTGGCTATTATCAAGCGAAACGGATTTATCATCACCAGGGCCTGGAAAATCAGTAATCGGCATTAGTGGTCTGCCCCATATTCGTGCATCTTGCACTTGTGATATATCGGTGGCCCAAACTTACGAATAACTAGATATCCTTCAGTAACCATACTAAAACGAGCAAAAGGATCATCTGCACAATCAGAAATGGCAGCGTTTCTAGCATCCTGCTGGCTTTCGTGCATAACAATCTTCATTTTGCCACCCGATAGGCAGACAGTACCTATATGCATCTTACCCAGCACGATTCCAGGCGTTCAATTACCCAGGTATGAAGTCTACACTGCATCGGCAGTTAATATCCTCTGCCGCAACCCCACTTTGCCCCGGCCCCATAGTAGGAACCCCTCCAACTTCAAAGTTATCCGAAAGATCTACCATCTGGCCATGGGCTTCCCGATGTGATTCCCTGGTTCTCTGGTCTAGCGCAGCAAGCCATACTTTCTGGCCCTCTAGCCCGCTTTGGTCCCATCCTTCTTGCAGCCCGCCATTATAGGCCCCGATAACCTCTGTCCTGGCCACCATTTCGGCCCTCGCAGGCGAAACAACTGGGGATTGTTGAACAACCCGGATTAGTTCGTCTGTTCCTGCCCCTGCTGCCATGGCTCTGACCAGTTGCCCCTTCAATTCGGACCACTGATCTTCCGGGATCATTTCTGCGAAACGCTGTTCCCTGTCATTCAAGAAAGCCATTGCATTAGGGGCTTCTTCGTCAAAGCTAATACCCAGGCGCAGGGCCTTAAGGGCTCTATTGGCCCCTGCCTTAACGATGTCTTTCGCCATCTGGGGGATCTTGTTGTCTTTGAACGCATTAACGAACACGTTAATGGCTTCCCTATCGCTATTCAGGCCACCGAACAAATTGGACAGCAAACCCTTAGTTTCTGCTGGCTCCTGTAGCTTAGCGGTCAATTCTTCTACGATTTGAGCCTGCGCCTGGCGCCAGGCCCGTCTAAAGGCGGATTCATAAGGCATAATCAGTCTATCCCTGGTTCGAATAGCCAACTTATGCGCTTCTGATCCGTAATCGGGTACTTTAGCTACATAGTCTTTTTTTTTTGGAATTCCGAACCCGGCTTGCACGTCTTCCGTTGCAGGCGGGATATAACCCATCATTGGTTCGTTACCCCACGCATATTCCCCTTCAGCGGGCAGCAATTCGGGCTTATATTCCGAAAGAACCTTATTCAGGGGCACACCCATCATGATAAGGGCCTGCATTTGAGCAACGATTTCAGATTGGTCTTCTTGCAGGCTAGGGACGCGACTGAAGTCAAAGCTTAGCTCCAGGTCGTCACCATAGACCGAAAGAAGTTGCTCTGTAAGTTCGGCTGCAATCCTGCGGGATTCCGGGATGATGCAATCGGTATACAGGGCCTTATCTGCCTGTTCCACGTTGCTGTAAGTGGCTTGGCTAAAATCCATTAGCTTGGTAGGTGGCACTTTGAATACACGCGCAATGTCCAACGTCGTCCATTGCATCAATTCGATAAATTGCGCATCAGCAGGGCTAAGGGCAGGCGTCTGGATGTCCATTGGGTGGCTAAAGACTGCAAGTTTGTGCGCCTTATCGGCCCCACGCATACGCAGGTTCAATTGCTCTTCAATTAGCTGTCTTTGGTCCCTGGTAAGGGTAATACCCGAATCTTTCGGTGAAACGATGCCACCAGGATTCAAACCATTCTTGAATATGGCCTGATTGGATACCATTGCATCCAATCCGCTTTCAATACTTACCCGTGCTGCCTCTAGTGGGCTAAGACATCTAAATTCGTTCTTTGGGTCCATAACCCCACGAATCCAGACGACATCTGCTTTATCCAGGTTCAACTGTTGGCCAGCAGCAGGGCTATAACGAAAGCCCCTGATGTATTCCGTGGAATGCGTGACCACTTCCATCAAATCGGCTCTAGCAAACCAAATTTCCTGGGGGATACCACGGGAATCCCGCTCCAACACCAGAAACGCCTGGCCATAAACGCACATCGACATTTCGATGCTCTGCATCAGGCGCTGGAAGGTCCAAAACGGATTTACGAATCGCAGCAGGTCCAGGGCTGGATGCTGCGTAACCTCTTCGTGGCCTTCTGCTGTATTGCGAATCAACTTGATAGGAACGCTGCTAATGGTAGTAGAACGCAAGTCAATTGCGCTATAAACAGCCGTGCTTAGTGCAACCAGTTCATTAGCGGGCTTGCGATTAGGCTCCATGCTGCGAAATGCTGCCGAAAACGCATCATCAAACCCAGCATGCTGGGTTCCACCCAATCGCCAGGCCTTAAATGCAGCGGATACCCTATCGGTGAATTTCATTGGCCCTCCATTGCGTGGATAATGGCAATGTTACGTCATCTGGATTCCACTGTTCAATCCAGCCCGGTATGCGTATACAGTTGCATCTACCATGTCGTCATGAGCCCCTACCGGGAACCCCAATAATTCCCTGCGATATTCCTGGGGCAAATCCCTGCTAAGAAACACCATACCCTGTTCAAACCTGGCTTGCAGAGGATAGAACCGGGTAACCTTGTCTTTGTCTGGCCTGATGCCCATTACAGGAAGGTTTGTAGTGCGCAGCAATTCGGTAACAACAGCCGCCTGGTATTGCACTTGCTCGATAGCCACGATAGATGGGTTCCAGGCTTCACAAAATCCTTTGATAAAGCGCAATACCCCGTCAAACGGCTGTCTTGTACGCTGCGCATCCAGAATCCAGATATGCCCGTCTGGTTGTCTGCCTATTGCCACGCAAGCCGTGTAATCTGCCCCGTCTTTCGTGCTGATGGCCAGATCTACCCCAATGGTCACGTCAATTTGGTCACGCAATGGAGGGTTGCCCGTCTGTAGCCATGCTTCTTTCAGAAGGGCCCCACTAGAGGATACAAATTCTGCGAGGAATTCCCGCCTGTATACAATTTCCGGGATGCTGGCCCTTGCTGCCTCTAGTTCTTCCGGATCTAGATAAGGGTTACTTGAACTAGGGAATTGCCAGGAAATGATGTCCTGGGTTCCATCCTGGCCCTTATGGAACAGGGAATGAAACCAACCCCCTTCGATGTTAGGGGTTGAAATCATTACAGCCTGGCCTTTTCTGTCTGCTAGGGCAGGTCTAAGCACTTCTGTCCAAACAATTTCATCCAGGAAATCGGCTTCGTCCAGGATCACCAGGTCCAGGCTTTCCCCACGCAAGTTATTGGGTTGGTCGCCAGACTTGCAGGAAATGAACCCTCCAGTAGGGAATTTGGCTGTCCTGGTGGATTCCGCAATCTCGCCACCTAACTGGCTGGCCATTGGTCTAATCATCTGCCAGGCGATAGTAGAGATAGAGTATGTAGGGGCTACCCACCATACCCGCTTGCCCTCCAGTGCGGATTTAAGGGCCATTACAGAACCCAGGCGCGTCTTACCCCATCTTCTTCCGCAAACGAGGATTTTAAAGCGGGCAGGATGGGTTGCAACCATTTTCTGAAGTGGATGCAAGGGGGGCAGCGTTACTTTCACCGGCTAACCAATCTGCCCCAGGTATCCCGTTGCTCTGGTTCGTACCCATAAACGTTAAACAATGCGTCTACTTCACCTGGGTCAAGCATGAGCACGTCATGGCGCCAGTTGCAATACCGGGAATCCCGTTCTTTTGCCTTTTCGCTGCCGCAAATCAAACAACAGCCATACCTTGCCAGATCCCGCGCAACAATGGTTTCCCAGCGCGGATCATTGCTTAGATGTTCTACACTGCTCTTCTTGTTCAGATATTTGCTTACCGAACACGAATCACAATACACGCTAGAGGGGTGACCCATCTGGCCAGGCAGATTACACGATGCGCATCGCATATTGCCATCGTTTTCACGCTTCTGTCTGTGATATTGCACAGAATCAATGAGGCTTAGCGTGATAGTGTTAGAGCCCTTCTTGTTTACATAGATGTTATTGATGTAATCAGGCTTATCGTGGTTGTCCCAAATGTATAAAGCGATCTTCCGTGCAAGTGATTCATGCACGCGCATATTAGCCGAAAGTTTCGATAAATGAATCGGCCCTGCCGCTGTGAATTGCTTTACTTGTTCAATCCTGCGATCAGAAGGCGCATGGGGCTTATGTGAATTAGACATCGTCCCTCATTTCCTCTAAGCCACCGATCACCATTTCCAGGTCGTTGATATACAGGCTAAGCTCATTTCGGACTGCAAACCTGGTTTCTGTTGTCGCTAGATGCGTCATTTCACTAACGACACGATTTAGAAAGCTAATAATGCCATCCAGCCTGTAGTTCACTGGCTACCTCGATTCATCGATTGCTGCGCACTGAATCCGGCAGGATAGCGCTTCTTTAGCTTTACGATGTTACGCATCGCCACGCTATGCAGTTGCGTATCCAGGACGCTGCAAATTTCGGAGATATACCAGAGAACATCCCCTAGTTCTTCAATAATGGCCGTTGCATTCAATGGATGCCCGTGCCCCAGGGCTTTCTTGATTAGATCCGCAACTTCACCAGATTCGCCAGCAAGCCCCAGGCCCGCAATGGCTAACCGATGTTCCGGCATCATTTCCGTCCTGGCTGTACGCTTTGCGGATTCTTGGTATTCGTTGAATTGCAGATTATCTCCCGGCAATAACATTAATCATCCTTACCGTGTACGGGTTACCATTTGGCTGCAAAACCCCGTGCTTATCGAGTACGCTAGCAATAAGTGACGGCTTCTTGCCCTGTTGCGTGGCTTTCTTGATAAGCTCCACGATTTCAGGGTTGTGTACCATTGCTTTGCTCTTGTTAGGGCGGATTTTTTCACGAAGCCGCTTAGCTTCGTTCTTGCATTTCATCTTGCAATACTTTTGGGGTAAGTGCCCGTATGGGTTAACTTCTGCAATGAAATCAGAATTGCAGATAGGACAAATTGCCTGCATAAGCCCTCCTTATGCCTGGCTTTTGTCACCTTCTTCTACTGGCGCCATAGAGCCCGCAACCTTTAGCCATTTGATGGTTGCAGCCAGCTTCGTAAGTAACTTCCAGGACATCTTTAGTTCAATAACGACAACCGGGTATCCGTTGTCATCCTGGCGCAATTTGATCTGAGTTTCAATTCCATCTTTAGGCATTGGATGCCTCTAGCCTGTTTGCTTCTTCTTCAATGTCAGAAAAAGCGATGCGAATCATTTCATCGTCTATTTTGGCAAGTTGCGCCATTGCATCCCGCATCATTTGCCTAACTGATGCCTGGCTCCACCTTTTAGTGGCTTCAATGTATACACAAGAAGCAAATTCTTCCCGTATGCGCGTGCAAATGTCCGTAAGCATTTGCACTTCGTTTTCGTTCATTGGCACCATTAGCCCCCTTAGTTTTCTGCGTGGTTATCCTGTTCGTCTGCCCAACGGATAACGATTTCCTGCTGGCGCTCCATTTCGGGCTTTCTCTCTCCCCATCTATCCGGGAATCTGCGAGACAACAGCCAGGCGCTGGCCCGCCAGTCCCCTTCTTGCCCTGATCGGCTAATTATATTCACATGCTGGCGCTCCCATGAAGCGATTGCCTGTTCGCATTGATGATTCAACACATCATCCTGCGCGCGCCAGTCTTGAAGCGTGGTAGGTGCAATTCCGGCTGCTTTTGCTGCTGCGGCAAACGATAGACCTTCTGACAAACACTGAAGGATGATATCTACCCTATCTTGCGTCATCTTAGATGGCCCGCGCGGTCTACCACGGGTAACAGAACGGCCTTTTGGTCTGCGCTCTTTTGGCAGTATCAAATCGTCACTCATTAGTTGCTCATTCCGAAATACTGGCGATCTAGTAAGTCTGCTATCAGATATTTACCGCTGCTGCGTGCTTTCGATAGACGAACAAGATAGCATCCTGTTTCGGTGGGCGGATAGGCCCCGTCTGATGCGTATCCCCCATATCGGTGCATCGTACCCGCATTGATAAACCATCTACGCTGCCAATAGAAGCCAACATTGGGTTGGTATTTAAGAACCGTGGTTTTCGTTACGCTAGCCCTATGGTGATGGCCGTGCAAGTATATATCGGCAACCACATTTTCCTGCATATCGTGGATTGCGTTTAAACTTGCGCCTGGTTTGCGTCCAGTACCCCTTACGCCATGTTGCGCATAAACAACCCAAACTTGCCCGTGCGCGTGGATAGCAAGTGCCCCTGCCTTATTTAGGTACGGGATTTTGTTGGATGCGCACCAAAACGAGACAACATCGATATCGGCTTCCCTTGCTGTCCTGGCTTCGTGGTTACCCGTCAAACACGCAAGGATTCTGTGAGCCCTAGGCCCAAACAGTTCTTCCAATTGCTCTAATTGTTCCTGGGGGCTAAGTTTCTGCTCATGCACAGAACCAACAGAACGCTTGATTGCCATTTCGAGCATATCGCCACAAAGAATCAGATATGCCTTCTGTTTGTCTGCATATGCAAGGATACGTTGCACCAGGGCCATATCGCACCATTCGGAACCCAGGTGCCAATCCGATGCGATAAGTATGCGCAAATCCGCTGTTTCAGGATGAAGTTTGCACTCTACTGTAGGAATCCCCAGGTCCGACATTAGTTTCCGCTTTCCTGCTGCGCTATTGCGTGGCTTAGTAAGGGGAAGTCAGAACGCTTCAGATTTGACCAGCAATAGTAATTAAGTGGCGTACCCTTTTCAGTTTGCCAGGCCATATGCAACCGGCCCTTCTTCGTCCACTTGAAACCTACCTGGCAAGGGATATAGAGCCTTACCTTTTGGTCGCTCCATTCCTCTAGCCAACCAATTAGACCCATAATGTTCTGTCTGATGGCTTTATCCAGATCCGGCCTACTGGATGCCAGCAACCCCGGCAATTCTGCATCTTCAACGTAATACCGGATAGACAAATCCGCGCCTGGAATTTCAATGTCGAGATAGAGCCCGCAATCATCCTTGCCAGTAATGAAGTGGCCCTTAAGGTCCTTGGTTAGGCTGCAAATTTCAGACAGGATTTCAATAGCCGTCATGGTCGCTGCCCCCCTGTTTCAACGTAACCGAAACCAGGCGCCTTATTCCAGATGTTCACCAATAGCCCGCAAATGTTTCAGGAAAGCCGTGGCCCTGGCGTCCAGGTCGTTCCATTCCACCAAACAGGGCCGGCATAGCTTATCCCGATATTCCGGGCTTCGTTTCTTGGCTTCAACCTGGATACCGCATCCAGAACATTCAAATAGTGCATAAGCATGCGGCATATGTCCCTGCTTATTGCCCGATGTCATCAAACGTGGCGATTTTAGGCATCACTCTGCATTTCCAGTGATAGCCCAATTGCTTCTTAGGAACTTTCCAGATATGAAGCTCCATCACCTGGCGATCATCGTCCCAAACGCTGCCAGTGAAGGCGTCCATAATCCCGCCTGCTGCGTTATCCGCATCCCCACGGCTAGCAGCAACCATAAGCCACATAGAAACGGCCTGTTTGCCAAACAGTGTTGCCTTCTTGGAATAGCGTTCCTCGATAGTGGTATCGATGGCTTGGCGTATCAGGGCTTTCCATTCCTGATATTCCCGTGGCATATGAACCCCCCACTTCGAGGCCCGTGGCCGTGGTTTGGTTCTAACGGGTATATCTTCTGACTGGATAACCAGCATTTGGCTTTCGGCGTCCCAATGGATGTCCATTATTGCCCCCAATATGCTTCCACGATGATCATACCCCAGAAATTCGGTTCTAACGAAACATTGGTCAAGTTAGGTCAAGTCTTTGGTCAAATCCCGTAAATCGAGATATGGCGCGGCTTTCCCGGCTTTGGTCACGTTGGTCATGTGTTTTGACAAAAACTTTTCTTTCTACAGGCATCTACCTGCTTTCTAATTAAACTTTTTTACTAAATGGGTCGCGTCATATACACTTTTTACTTTTTCTATTGACCAACTTGACCAAACCTGTAAAGCCTGAACAGGAGCGGATCTACAGGTTGACCAAGACTTGACCAAGACTTGACCGGTCACTTGACCAAAGCAGGATTTGACATCCTGGCCAGCGTTTTGTTACAACTAAATTGTGGCCAGGGGGCCACCCATACAACAACCCTAAGGGGGGGTTACCACCATGCCTTACATCGAAAAGAACCCGTACCATACTGGCGCTAAGGTCATCTTCATGGATGAATTCCGTGGTTTTCATGAAGCCGTGGTTGGTTACACCAATGGCTACAGCTATCACTTGAAGTCAGAGGAATTCGGCATCATCCACCGTACCCGGCCCCAGATGGACCTGGCGCATCGTGAATATGTAATAGTCTGCGAGGAACACCGGCAAGCCGCACGTTGGATGCGCGATTATTCCGCCGTCGATTAAGCAGCACCATAGGGGCCTGGATACCCGGGCCCCGAAACTACCAACCCTAATGGAGGGAACAATGGAAATGGAACTCATCTTTGCAGGGCAACCCGTGGAAATTGTGGATATTGCCCCCACCTTCTTCAGTGACGATCAGAAGCAGGCCACCGAAATCATCACGATTTGCAGCAAAGACAAGAAGAACCCGTGGATGGCTACCGTCCTGGCGCAGGATCTGACCTGGCGGGAAAGGGGAAAGCCGTGGACCAGGGCAGAGCAGCGGACCGTTTCGGATAAGGTGAACACGATCGCAACCCGTAAGTTCTTCAAGTCTACCTACCTGGATACCGGTATCGCCAGCAACTGGAACGGCTATATCCAGGCCAGTGGATTCCCGTTGTGTATTGCCTACACCAGGGAAGAAGCGGCATCCATCCTGAAAGTGGATTTTGACAGCATCCAGCATGTTATCGAGGTGAGCCCAAAGGATCGCCATCCTGAATTGATTTTGGCCGTCAATTACGGCTATGTCTGGCAAGCCAACTAGCGACACCATAGGGGCCTGGATACCCGGGCCCCGAAACTGCAACCCTAATGGAGGGTAACGATGATCGGCTCTAAAGAGGTTTACTGCAATCAAGACCGCGCCTGGGTGGCCCGCCAGATTGGGGATGTCTGGCCCGTGTATCGTATCGGAACGGACAGCATCGTGGGGTATCAAACCCTGGTTCCTATCCGTGGTACAGCCCCGGAATTCGGGGCAGGAAACGTCATGCTGGGGACTAGCGTCATCATCCATCTTACTTACTTGCTTAATGTCGCAGCAGAAATGAAGCAGGCAGAGGATATCTACAGTGCCCGGCAAACCATCCTGGCTAAGTGGCCTGATGCCCTCATGCATCCACTGGACCAGATGAATTAGCATCCCGTGGCCCTGGCCTTTGCTGGGGCCACAAGACAACCCTAATGGAGGGAACAATGGTTACGTTTACTGCAATGAAACCCGGCGTGATAACTGCAATTGAAGCGATCGTGCGCAGCATCCCTAATGATGGAATATCGATGCGCATCGATGATCGTCTGGTGGAATTCACGTCTACCCGTACGGGTTTCATTTACAGTGGCTGGGTGGACAGCAGCAA